GGTGTGTTGCCACCACCAGTACCCATCTTCGCTGACAAGGTTTGTGTTACACCGTCGTTTGCTATTCGTGCGCCATCACGATACGAGTTCTCAAACACGATGGCTGTAGTGGCTCGAACATCGCCCTGGTCGAATGAGTTGAGTGTCGGGTTGACTGCGCCTTCCACCCATGTTTCGGAATCGTCTGATGTTTGTGCGCGACTAGATTTCACGAACGGTTCAACTATTGCTAGTCCACCTTGATTCAATGATGGATCAGGTCGCCAAGTGTCTAAAGTTCGGGCTTGGTCAACTTCGTTGACACCACTATCAGGGTTTGATGATTTCATACTGTTGGATGAAAGTGCATCAAAGTGATAGGCAACAGGTTCTACTACACATTTGTTTTCGTTCACATACTGGCTGCTAATCATCTTGGCATCCGAAGTATTTAGTGAACCGACTATGTCTGATCCGAGGATGCGACCATCTGCTCCAACGCTCGTTGCAGTCTTGCTGGCAGCACTTTTCCTCTTCGGTTTGCCCTTCGTAAGATGCCCTGGCAGGCTTTCGGCGACAGGTAGTAGCGGGCTTGGACATCGTTCGGCGAGGACAGGATCGAAGATAGCGATGACGAACACGCGCCTTCGTCGTTGGGGTACTCCGAAGTATTGTGCATCCAAGACTGCCCATTCAATGACCAACGCGCCTGCTTCAGCCATTTCGTTGATGATGATCCCGAAGTCAGCACCTCGGTTGGAGTTGAGTGCGCCGACGACGTTTTCCCAAATAGAGATTCTTGGATATTGTCCATTAGTTTCCTTTCGTAGTTCTTTGATGATGCGTATACCTTCGTGAAATAATCCTGATCGTTCGCCTTCTAATCCACCGCGTTTGCCTGCCACCGATAAGTCTTGGCATGGTGAACCCCACGCAACAACATCAATGACAGGTGCGTGGGCGAGGATGTGTTTGCCTGTGAGCGTTGATACGTCTTCCCATTTCGGTACATGTCGCCAATGCTTGTTGAGGATTGTGTTGGCGTGTTTGTCCCATTCGCATTGGAAGACGGTTTGCATTCCTGCGTTTTCTAAGCCCATGTCAAATCCGCCGACACCGCTGAACAGTGACAGCACTTTCATTCGTTGCCAGTTTGTTTTAAGCATTCAAGATGATTGGTGCAGGCTTCTCTGATGAGTTCGCCGATACTGATGTCTTGTTGTTTGGCTTGTCGTTGTAGAGCTTTGAGTAGTTTGCTGTCGCATCTGAATGACAGCATCGGATAGGTCTTCATGATTGCTCCTTTGTTTAGAGTGAGTTGATGACGTCAAGGAATGAGATTGCGATCTCATCTTGGATGTATTGCTCGTTCGGGTAGGCGTTCTTGCTTGCTTCTTCAAACTCTCGCAAGTCTTTGCCCCACGATGTGTTGCCTTTGACTCCGTTGTAGAAGTTGCATCCACCATCGCCACGGTTCTCTACTTGAAGAACTGCTGTGCCGTTCTTGTAAAGTTTGCCTTCCCACCAGTTACCTTCTCGTGTGTTGCGTGAGAAGGTTATTTTGAGTGAGTATTCTTTGATTGCTTCAACGTTGGTTGGTACGCAGTATGACATTTCTTCGCATCGTGTGATTAGTTGATCACACAGTTCTTGTGTTGGTGTGATCAGAGGCTTTGTCGCCTTCTTGGTCTTTGTTGTTGTTGCCATTTCGTTTCTCCTTTGTTGTATAGGGCTTATTCCCTATGTATGACAATGTAGTGGCTTTGTCAGACAATTGCAAGTCATTTGGCAAGATTCTTTTATATGGCGTAAAATAGCCCTTTTATAGCCTTATTGCTCCTCATCTTGATCGAATGGTGTCTGATCAGCACCATATGTGTAGTAGCCCATGGTGGGATGGTTTCGTCGGCGTTTCGGCTTTGGCTTGCCAAGTGTCGCACCAAGGTATTGCATACCGTTGCGTAACAGTTCGTGGAATGTCAACGCTTCAAATGACCGATCCAGTCCGCCTTGGATGAGCGCGTCTGCGAGCATGTCGCAGCATTGACGTTCCTTCTGCAATTCGTTTTGCATTTGGATAAGTAGTTGTTTTTCTTTGTTATTCATGTGCAGGTCTCCTATTTCCTAATCGTCTTCGAGTAGCTGTCTTGCTATCCGTAGTTTCTCGGCAGCGGATGCTGATTCGAGAAGACCGATAGTAGTTGATGTGACCTGCTCGGGCGGGCATATGGTGAAGAATTTTTGTTCGGTTGTCACATAGTTTTGGATGGTCGCGACCAGCACATAGGCGGTGCAAACATTGTCGGCGTCAACTTCGGATTCAATAAAGTATTTGATGCGGTCATCAATCGGATCCTGATGCTCACTCATCGTCGTCGTCTAGTTTCTCGCCACACACAGGTTTCGCCGGCAGGATGCGGTTCGGTAGGCAGGAGCAGAGTCGGGCTTTCATCGTTCTGCCACGGTGCGCGGGAATGGTAGATCGTTGTAAGCCTGGTTGAGTAAGCCGAGGTATCCGAGTGCGTCGGCGAGCGAGTCGTGGTGTAGTCGGTTCTTGTCAAGGTTGGTTCGGAGTCTGGCCATCTTCACGGACACCATGAACAGGAGTGCGTCGGAGAGGCTGAGTTTGATGCCGGTCAGTCCTTCGAAGATGTGGATGACTTTGCTGTAGTCGTCTACGACATTGCCGTAGGTGTCGTTGCGTGGTCCTGTGACGAGTTGGTGTGCTTCGAGAAGTATGTCTGCTCCGACTGATTGGGTTTTCATTTGTTGTCCTTGACGATCTCGTATTTGGATTGGCTGAATGCAAGGACACGGCCGTTGGGTTCTATGCCGATCCATGTCGGATTATCTGGGTCGCAAAGACATCCTGCGATGCGTTCGGTGTTGAGTCGGACTTCGCCGCCACATAACTGGCAGACGATGTATGTGTCGAGTCCGATTGTGATCACAGTTCAACGCCTTGTTGGATGTGAACGCGGAGTCGGCTGACGAGTGCGTGTGCTTCGCGCAGATGAACTTTGCAGGCTTCTAGTTCTTGGTGAAGGCTGACGCAGTTGGTGCGGTCGTCGTCGCGTTGCTGGGTGACGAGTTCTAGTGCGACAGATAGTTCTGCGACTCGGGTCTGTAACTCAACTATCTCTTGGCTCATTGCGTATGTGTCGCCAGTCATTTCTTGCTTCTCCGTTCTAGTTCTTGTTTGAGTGCTGCTATCACTTCGAATAGTCGGTCTTGATCTCCAACACCGACATATTGTCTTTCAAGGAACGCAATGGCGTCCTGTATATCTTTCTTAGTCATGTGACCTCCGTTAGTAGGTGAACGACCTTACTCTGCCGAAAGGGATAGTGCAAAGTAAGGTCGAACCCTGCTTAGGTTTCTACCAACGGTCGTCGGTTGCGACCTTCTCTACCTTGGCTGCGAACAGCTTCGGTGCGTTGAATCCTGCCTTCTTTTCTCCATCTGCCGAGTATTTGACCGAGATTTTGTTGCCGGTCAACTCTGTCACTGATGCTTGCTTCGCTGCTTCACGGATTGCGGTGATCATTGCACCACGCGCCCAGATGTTTGCGTCGCCTTCTTTTTCGGTTTTGAGTGTGATGACGTACACGAAGCGTGGATCACCGTTCGGCCATGTCTTTGCGACACCGGCTGGATCACGGTCTTCCAATTTCTTGACGTCGAGGACGACACCTGAGTGAACGTCACCGATTTTCTCAAACTTCAAACTTGGCAGTTTGGGTCCGCCTCCTGCTAGGAGATCTTGTTCATCTGACATTACTTACCTACCTTTTCTTTGCTTGGGAATCCAAAGGAGTCCGTTGATATGTTCCACACGATGTCTTGTTCATCCCAACGAATCGCACGACAGATGACAGCGAACTGTTCTGCGCATGATGCGTCAAGATGCCCGATGGCACCGCCTGCCGTTTTGAATAACACACCCTGAATCGAGTGGCAGAGACTCGTGATCAGGAGTTCGTCACAGTTATCAGACAAGATGAGGTCAACTAGACCTCGTCCGATCTGGTATCTGCGATGCGATTTAAGTTGATCCAACGAGATGGAGTGACCGTACTCGTTGCATTCTGTTGCAATCTTTTTCATCATTGCGCGTTGATGTGGGCGTAGGCAGTCAAACTCTGATTGAAGTTGCAGTACACATGAGCGGTCAACGCCAGTGTCGTATGTTCGGCCTTCAAATGTGTCGGTCATTTCTTTGCCTTCTTGCGGGCAGGTTTCACCATCGGATCTGTTTCAAAGAACTGGACACTGTGTTCGGCTTCGAGTAGTCCGACAATGCGGATCAGTAGGTCTATTTGTTCGGATGATGCGTCAGCCAACTTCGGTACTTCGTTCGGCCATAATGCTCGCAACATCTTTTGTGCTGGTTCTGGCATGTGTTTGATTCGTGCTGTCATCCAGTCGCGCCGCTTGTCAAGACCTGTGTCTAGTTTGATGATTTTGCCTTCTTCAAAGCGTTCGTTCAGATTGTTGCGTTTACGCCAGGCACGAACATTGAGTGCGAGTTGCAGACCTTCACGACCCGCTTCAAGGTCCACCCAATACAGTTCGCAGCGGGCTTCGCCTGCTGGTAGGTGAAAGACGATGGCACGATCTTTCTCAATCATCGGGAGACTGGTGCGGACTGCGGTTTGGTAGTTGTAGATGTGTTCGGCGTCGGCGTAGGCAGCCAACTGGATTGCGATTGACCGCCAAGAGTAGGTGAGGTCGGTGCCAGTTTTGAGGTCGGCAATATACATTCGGCCATCTACTTCAACTATGCGGTCAAGTGTGCCTGCGTATTCTGAGCTGTCATTGATGACGACTGACTCGATGTAATCGGGCATGATGTGGACACCGTACTTTTGCAATGTGGATACATAGGCGTCAACATCTGGTTGCAGACCTGGGAGGATTTGTGGTTTCTTGCCGAGGTCAACTTGTTCGGTGACTGAGTGGAGTGCTGTGCCGAGGTTGGCGCGATGTGATCCGCCACCTGCGGTGATTGCTTCTTCACAGATTCTGTTCAACGCAGATTTGTCATCAAGTTTTGTTGATGCTTGCGCAAGAAGATCTGATCGGTTGATTAAAC